AGACGCAATTTTTGGACTCGATCGCAGCTTAAGCAAATTCTCGGTGGAGTCGGTCGGAAACCTCGAAAGACTCAGAGACTACCCATGCCAGAAGCGACATTCAAGCGTCGAATGGCATTGCTAGAAGAAGAATGCCCGGAATGCGATCGACTCCTCTACTCTCGCAAATTCTCAGATTTTCAGAAATGGTGTCTCGTTGAACTCGAACAGATTTTTGTGAAGTGCGATCGAGACATTGAAAAAACCCGCAAACATTTAGAAAACATAGGACTTAAAACAGATGAGTATTTCAAGAACTGAACTCAAATACCAACTCGGACTCGGCAAAGTTAGCGACATTACCAGCGTCCGCAAAGCGCTGGGTCATCGTAAATGGCAAAATGCCCAAATTGAAGACTGCGACATTGACGAAGTGCGCGAATACTACCGTTTGGTTCGGGAGAAAATGATGGCACCCGCTGATGCACTGATTCAAGTTTCCTCAGAACGCAACGGGTACGCCGAACAGTGCGATCAGATTGATGACATGGCGATCGACCACAGCCAACACCGCGACGGCGAAGAAGAAACAAACGGGATGGTCTTGGCGGTTCGATCGGTGACTCAAGAAGCTTCGTTGGCAATGACCGATGTAGCTGATGCAGCCTCAGAACAAATTGTTGATGCCTTCTACATTGCACTGGGTGCAAATGTGATGGACAAAATCCAGAATCGGGCGGAGCAAGTTCGATCGAATTTTGGTCAGATCAGTGAAGCAATTCGTCAAACTCCGATGGATTTGAGAAAAGGTAGTTTACCTGGAAAAAAAACAGAGACGAAACAGATTTCTGGACTCTGGGGTTAATTGAATCATGCACGGAATACGTTGAGTGGAACCAAACTCGCAAAGAGAAACTATTGATAAATCTCATAATCTTTGCGAGTTTACGAGAAAATCATCAGTCAAATCAGGAGAAGCTATTTATGTGGAAATGGATGAAAGATTTGGTTCCACTGAGCGTAGTCGAAGTGTTCAGTTTAGTCCAACAAGTCAAATCAGTTAAATCAGTTGAAGTGTGTCTTTTAATGACAGGAATGTGTTAAATGAATGACAAAAATGACAAAAATGATGATGTATTGACAACAGTTTTGGGTTCAGGATTTTTTTTGATAGTAGGTGGTTTGATAGTTTTCGCGATCGCATCTGCTCGTGAAGATGCCTACAAACAAGGAATCAAAGATAGTCCAGCAACAGTCAACGTAGCTGGCGACCAAATTATTACCAATACAAGTAGTAATTTATCTGCATTTTCAGGTAATGGCAACAAATCTCATAAGGGTACTAAATAATGTTCACAGTTTTTATGGCGGTTCTGATGGCATCAATCACTGCAACGGGAGTCTATCTGATTCTCTTTATGAAATCTTAGGAGATAATCAATGGGCTTTCTTAATTGGTTATTTTCTGATTCTGATTCTGATTCAGATTCAGATTCAGATTCAGATTCTGATTATAATTCTGGTAATTCTGATTCGGGAATCAATATAACTGGTTCCCCAGAATTCAATACTAGAATCAAACAAGCGTTGAATTTGTTAGCAAGGGAATCACCTGATGACTATTATTGTATTCAGCAATACACACAAACTATTGCTGAAAAAGAATCAACGGGTGCTTACTACTGGAATTTTACAATAGGGATTCAACCCAATGATCTGTCACTAAATCTTCCATATTTAGCGAGTCTTTTGGTTCACGAAAATTGGCATATCCGTGAATATCAAAACAACGGTATTTGTGCCAATAATACTAATGAGGAGCTTGAATGTATTGCACGCCAAGCAATAGCTTTGCAAAATATGAGAGGCAGTTGGCATGAAGTAAATTACCTCAGAAACCTTGATGGGACTCATCATCTGCTCAAGAAAACTTGGTAACTTAGATATCAGAGATATCAGGACAAAAAAATGGGAATCCAGAACTCAGGTGCATTATGTCCACATTTGATTACGCATATTGATCCCGCGATCGAGAGTTTGCTTCGTGAAAAATGTGGAATAGAATTTTCGTCAATCAATCAATGGACGTTGGAAAGTTTCCAAGAATTTGGTCAACTGGGTATTCAGGCTCAGTGGCTGATTGATAATATTGAGTTGATTGAGAAGATTTTTGGACAAGTGATAACTTCTCAAGTTGTTTGGAATAAAGCTGTAGACCATCTAACTAAGCTTGGATTTGGTGCGATCGAAGGTTTTGATAAACAAGCGGTAGATGCTGCGATCGCATTTAAACGAAGAGCCTCTAAATTGCTCGAAGGTCAAGATAGATTAGCAAATGCTGATGTACTACATTCACAGTTGCGATCGGATAATAACGAAAAAGATAGAATTCGTATCGGAACTCTATTAGCAAAATCGTTCGCAAGTTTAGAACAAGCCAAAAAATCCGCAATGAATGAGCCAGCGATTCAAGAAGCGGTGGCAGTATTCAATGAATCTGTAGGACAGAATGCTAAGAGGGCAAAATTGGCTTTGCAATATGGCAATGATGCCCCATCTCATCCCCTCTGGAATGGTTCTAATAATTTCTCAGGTTCTGGTGAGTATTCTGGTTCATTTGGTTCATTTTCTGGCTCAGAATACAGACAACTTGGCGGAGGAGGTTCTCCAATGGGGTTCATAAAATCTGCGAAGGAAATGGTAGGAAATATTGCAAATGGTTTCAGGAAAATTGGTCAATTTTTTGGAGGAGGCGGTTCCTTTGCGAACTGAAAAATTAAATGTTTTTACCAAGTTTAGCAAAACCTCAAACTGCAATCATTAAAATTGAAGAAGAAGAAACAAAAGATTCTTCAGCGGTAAAACGTTGGCAGAGTTTGAGTAATTGGCAAATGCGATCGATATTCTTTGCGATCGGCATAACATCCGCAAACTTTGCTAGACCGAATCCAAGTTTCTTTTGGCTTTACGTGATGGGCATATTATTCGGTGGTTTAGTTCTGATATTTTTCCCAGCATCAGATTCTGAAGCAAAGAAGTATCAAGGATTATGGAGAACATCGGGAGTTTCGCTGTATGCCGGAGCATTGTTTGTTTGGTGGGATTTATTGAAGTTGTTGCAGTGGTGGCATATTGCCGGATTTGTAACAGTTTTGATGACAATAATTCTGATGTTGTGTCTGATAATTGGTAGCAAAAAATGATTAAAACAGCGATCGGCATAGTTTTTGGTAGCATCTGCTGTCTAGGACTTTCGATCGCTCCTATCCCCTTCCAACGCTGGATAATCTATCGGCAAGTTAGCGGAATCGGGGCGATCGCATTTTCTAGCGTCGGTTACGCTTTTAGCGAGAGAAACAAAGAGAAACAAAAAACAAAAGATTTGTGGTGTTTTCAGCAACAACAGAAACAAAAGAAACTGGAAGAAGCGATCGAACCTGTACTGGCTAAGGAATTTGTTGATAAACAGAATATTAGGGTTAAATATTCAGTGGCAGATGTAGAGGAGGAGATGAAGGGTAACTTCACCGCACTTCAGGTGGAACGGTATGGTGAGGATTGGTTGCGATCGCAATTAGCAGAACCAATTAGCGAATCTCTACCAAAAGATGAACCACTTGAAGTAGTAAAAACGGTGGCGGAAGTTATTACCGAACCAAAGAGTTTTGCTGAAAAAAAGAAACAACTGCTGAAGTTAATCGCTGAACATGAAGGCGGATGGATCGGGCAACTGATGCAAAAACCGCTTTTAATTTACGGTGATATGGGAGCATTCAAAAACTACTTTGCCTCATTTCTGGCACTGTGTCGGCACTATCTCAGAGGACATCAAATAGTGTCGATCGCCGACCCTCACTTCCATCAAAATCGTGAGGAAAGTTGGAAATGCCTGATTAAGTTAGGAGTGCCAGGGTATGGCGCAAATCAAAATTACATAGCAGTTGGTCAGCAATTAAATGCAATGTATGATCGATTCAAAGTACGAACTTTGAAAGATAAGCCCCTGACTTCAATTTGGGATGAGGTAACAGGGTACAGCTCAGAAGAAGGTACGATCGAATCTGCGAAAAAGCTGATTCGTAAAGTAATCGGTGACCCTCGAAAAGCTAATGAATCCCCAATACTAATTGGGCATGACAATACTTTGGTTGCTTTGGGTGGAAGTGAAGGATTTAGCAAATCACGCGATCGAGGCATTATTCAACTTGAACTTTACTCAGATTCTGAAAACCGCCCACTGTTCAAAGGGACACTTTCGGGGATTAAGAATGGTGAGGGTGAGTTTGTAGATGCTCAGAAAGTTTCGATCGCCCCTGAATGGATACGCCCAGAATGGGTCTATGAGTTGTTCAATAGTCCATCAAATTCCCCCAAAATTGATGAACTTATTGCGCCATCTACCACCCCAGATTTGGTGGAATCGGCTCCAAAAGTTGATGGACTTAGTGCGCCACTTACCACCCCAGATCCAACGCAAGGTTCAGGAGTGGAATCGGATGCAGACAAACTCGATCGCATCCTAAATCACCCAATCTCGGATGATTATTGGCTTCAGGAAATGTCACCTGAACTGCTCAATCGTGCGATCGAAATGCGAAATACTCAAATGCGACAAGTCTCAGATTTTGAGACGAGTATTTTGGAAGTCGCAGACGTAGACACTATACAGGACAAAGTGTCGCAGGATTCTGAGATACAGCGACTCGTCGCTGAAAAGTTCCCAGAATCCACAGAAAAGGCACTTTTTGATAATATTTTGAAGTATTCTGAGACTTGTCGCAGTGCCTCAAAGATTATCAAAAGTTGTTTGAAATGCTCTCACTCAAAAACTGACTCACCTCGTTCATATAAGAATGTAGGTAAGCCAGTTTTCACCTATTTAGTTCGCAAGTATGGTGAAGCTTCATTAATCGCGCAATTTGCTGATTATTTAGACAAAAAGTGAAATTAATTTAAACTGAATCTTACGGAGAATCTCTGATGGTTTATCCTTGGTAACAATGCCTTATCAAAGATAAACCACAGTTTGACTCTCATGGCTCGGTGAAATCGCTGTTTTCAATTGCATTGCTAAGTTTTTCTACAAACCCAGAGTAATTTTTGTCTGTCTGGATTTCTTCAAGATATTCTAATCTTGCTTCAAGAGTAGTTATTCTTACAAATATTTTGTCAATGTTTCGTTGCAGCTTATTGAAAATTGTTATAATCTTGTGATCAGTTGTGAATTTCGTTTCATTGCGAATTTCTTTGATTTGGGTAATAACATCTTTGTAAATATGATTGGATGATATCCAAAATACAAAAGAGGATAGCCCACCAGTTATTCCCATTATGTCCAAAATAAATTTCATATCCATCTTGTTTTTACCTAAAATAGTATCAATAAAAAATGATAGTTAAATTAGTCAAATATTATGAAGATTATAATGATCCTTCTTCTGATTATTACGAAGAATCAGAAGAAGAATCAGAAGAAGAATCAGGAGAAGAAGAACTATAGCTTATCTCCAGGTATGATAGCTATCGAAAATGTGTAGTTTCTGTTAGTTATATACCTGGGATCAGATTTGATTATTCGCATAAATTCTCTATGTCCTTCACGAGTACGTCCGACCAAACAACCAGCAGATGCGGTATGAATATCAGAGTAAGGGTGATCATAACCATGATGGTTATTAATTCCAAAATACCCTTCATCGATCGCATCCCCGGTACGAATCATATCCCGGTTGTAGTCCCGGTGAACTCGAACTAAACCAACTTGTTCCAGTGCTTCGTGAGGTTCGGAGTTACCGTGAATGCCAACTTGCCAAGCTTGGTATTGTCCGAAGGCAATTCTAGCGGCACCGTTGGGATTCATGGAATTGTCGGTGTAATAGAAACCGGGTTCGGTTGTCGCTTCCCAAACACCTTGTATCACGGGAATTAAGAGGTCAAATCCAAAAACAAGGCGTACATCGTTAAAATGATTAGCTGCATCAGAATTTGGTTTTCCATCTGTATTGCATCCTTCAACATATACAATATTTTTTTCTCCAACTTTACGAGAAATATTGTACTTTTTCTTTTCCATGTAAGCGATAATGCGATCGATAAAACTCATGGTTTTCTCCTAATTTTGATTTTCAGGTTTTGATGGATAAGGTAACTTTTTGAAATCTGCGGGTAAGATGAAATTTGGTTCAGACCAAATGCCAATTTTTTTACGGTTGGCGTTTGCAGTTTCGGTAATAACTCCCCTTAATAGTACCAGTTCGCGATTGATGAAATCATGCCTACCAAATGGTAGATAACTAACAGCTAATCCGGCTTTGCAAAGTTGAATTTGGATATTATTTGCTGCTGAAATTCTGTTGATATAACAGTCACAAACCCATCGATCGAACCTGTCTTTTTCTAGTGGAACAGCAATAATTGATTTTTGGTAAACCAAATCCATTAATGCGGTTTTTGCGCGTTCTGCCCATGCCCAATGTTTCAACATCGCTGGCTCTGTACTTTTCTTAAAGTTTTGAGTTTCAGGTGTGTCTATCCACTGAAGTCTAGCAGTAAATTCAAACCCTTTAAAATCTAACTTTAATGTATCACCATCAAATACAAATTTAGAAACACATTTGTATCCTTTACCAACAACTATTGCATTATATGGTTGAACATTAACTATCATTTTAATTTGGGAGAATAATGGGGACAAAGTACCATTATAGGAATTATAGGAATTATCAGTATCTTTGTCCTCAGTAAAAATACGGAATTTTGGAGGTTAAAAAAGCTTCTGATTTACTCAGAAAACGTCGTGTACAGTTAGCATGAAATCGGCTAGTTGACTCATTTTGATGTCCTGACCGAAAAAAAAAGGCATCAAGGGTTTTGAATCCTTGATGCCTTCTATTTAAAATTCGCAATAGTCTGTTGGTAACTGCCAACGCGAAGGTTCTGGTTTTGCCATAGCGTAAATGTCATGGTCAGAAACGTCAAAATCCTTTCGGATACTTTGAATTTCTTTCTTTGCATTTGCAAAAGCTTCATCAAAAGTTGAGGCAATCCCCCAACTCATGCCAAAGTTTTCTATGTTCCATTGCCAATCGCCAGCTTTGCCAGAAAACCAAGAACCCTCGTTGTCGTTTTCGAGTTTCTTAAAGTTAATGGCAAAACATTCGATATTAATTTTCAACATAGCCGTCTCCAAATACATCATTTCTTTCAGGCGAAAGCTCTTTCTTTTAAAAAAAAAAGGCATCAAGGGTTTTGAATCCTTGATGCCTTTAAATTATTTAGTCTTTATCAAACCACAAACATTGTTTTTGGGAGATAACCCAATCAATATCTTGGCAACAAGCTCTTAAATTAAGAGCTACTGAACTACCTTGATTTTGAAAAACAAATTTGTCGTTGTTCGAGGTGTCTAAGACTTCTGATTCATAGCAAGAATCAGAACCATAAACTCGAACTTCAAAACCTTTGTATTCAACTGATAGAATCGGAGTCATAGCCGTAGTCCTCAAAATTGATCATTACTTTCAAGCGAAAGCGCCTATTCTTTGCGTTAGCAAAGACAAAGAAAAAAAAAGGCATCAAGGGTTTTAAATCCTTAATGCCTTTAAATTCTAATTAGTAGCAATTCTATAAGCGTTAACTAAACACTTTATAAAATTGCTATTCATGCCTTTGCCTTCCCATCGTGAGGGAAAACTTCCTACGATATGTGAACAGCTTTTTAGCCATTCTATTCCACCTCGCTTTTCGATCGCTACAACAATTTCTGGATATTGTCGTAATTTGGCAACTATTATCTTTGTCATAATCCTCATGTCTTCCTCAAGGTTGCCCGTCTTGAAGTGTTTATAACTTTCTTCAGCGTCTTTCCAGACTTTGCCATTTTTATCCGTAATTGGATAATGGCGCTTAAGATTTCCTTTTCGATATGCCAGTTCTGTGGGATTAGTCAAAACAGCGCATAAGCCATCTTTGGAATTCGACGAAATATTAGACATAATTTTTAGTCCTAAACATCATCATCTCAAAGCGAAAGCGCCTAAAAAAAAAGGTATCAAAGATTTAAAATCCTTGATACCTTTTGTTAGAATTAACTGGCTTGATATTCCTCGGTAGTTGTTAGATTTCCATCATCAAAGTGTTCGATCGTAACTTTGTTGTCGTAAGGTTCTCCATCTTCAGTGGTCGATCGAGATAACCAGATTCGTGTATCATCTGTTTCAGATTTTAAATCACTGAATTGTCCAGAATGAATCGTAGGCAAGTTTTTCAATTCGTCAAGTGTAGGTTTCATAATTTTTCGGAGGGTAATTGTCTGATTTTGAGTTCTTCGGGAAATTCGTTAATATCACCACCTTTGTGATGTTTCAAACCTGATAAACCAGAGGAGAGGCTCGAACGGGAACCTAATTGTTTGACGAATACAGCGACGTTGGTTGGTTTGCATTGTTGAACGATCGATCGAATCCAATTCACATCACATGGTCGTGCTTTGCTACCGGATTCACCACCAATGATAATAAAGTGTAGATAATCAAGCCAAGTCAATATATCGCCACTATTTGATGTTCTGAAATGCTTACGAAGATCGATCGCTTCCAACAATGGTTCACAACTCAGAAATATAATTTTTGCTGGTGTTGCAAGAAGTAAAGGAATGCGATCATCAGCAGCTTTCTGATTTTCCACACTGACTCCGAGCCAAACATTTGGCAAAGGTATAAATGGAATTATCCTTGTTTTGTCAATTTTATAAGCTGCTTCGTTGATACGACGAGCACTAAGCCCATCGAAATAGTTTTGCATCCGTTCTGCGCGTTTGGTAAGGATTTGGAAAGTATGCTGGGATGCCATCGCCATATAAGCAAAAATTTTATCAATCCATTCGTCTGGCACCCATTCACCAAATAAATCTGTCATGGAACAGAGAAAGATTTTTTTGGGCGATCGCATATTGAGCAATTTCTTCATCACTTTTTCATCAAAGATGAGATTCTGAGGAACTTCGCCTGTGTAAGGAAGATGCGAAGCAAACTTGAAATAATTGCTTTGATTTTGCGCTTCTGCATAACAATTGGCGCATCCAGGTGAAACTTTATGACACCAGTGACCACCATTGCTACCGTCTTCACGGATTAAATGAATTGGATTTACTGTGATATCAGTCCATTCAATCTTAGTGTTTCCCATTTTTATTACCCTATTTTTTTAGAAAGGCTAATTAATTATTCTCAGTAATTAATTAGCCAAACATGATAACACTGAGCAGTTTTAACGACTTACTCAGGTCGAGGGATTAGCTTTTGCCTTTGATTTGTTTTGGAGGAATAGAAGGAAGAGCTTGTTGTTCGATCGCAGCATCGGGTGATGAAGCCATAGCCAAGCAAAGCTGTTCGTTTTCGATTAATCGGTAGTCGATGCAGATACCAGCTCCTAATCGATCGGATTCGTAAATTTGATGAACAGCTTTCAGTGCTGCGTTTTCAAAAGGAGTAGAAGGTGGGCGGACAGTCGTACTGATGTAAAAGTAAAGTCCGTAATTGCCTTCAGTTTGGATAAATTCAAAGCGAAAGATGTTGGCGAAATATGCTTCCGATGCTTTGGTGATCGCATATTCATTAACATCTCCGGGCATACCTTCTGTGACCCAAGAATTGAATGCTTGGCAACCGAATGTTTCAATCAAACTTTTGATTTTGTCTTGCGATTGACGGTGAATCAGAAAAGTTGAAAGTTCTGAGCAATTTTCGTGGAATGCGGTTTTCATTTCGCCAGCAACTGGGATACCCCAAATTTCTGTGAAGGATTCATTTTCGTAATGAGGTTTGAAAGTCAGTGTCCGATTCCCGAGCGCGCAAACTGCCATTTCTACAAATGACCCGCGAGTTAAGCCAGCTTTTTCGGCTTTAGAGCAATTCATGCCTTTGCTTTCTCCGGTGACGAAGATTCCGAAATCTTTCCCGCAATTGGCGCGATAACGTGCCGGAATATTAGGAATTCTGAAAGCAAAGTTGTCGATAATGATAGGGTTCATAAGTTTCTCCTGAATTTGGTTTTTGTTTGAGTACGGTTCTATTCAGCCTTACCGTAAATTGGCGTAAAAAATCAAAAACCCAAAGCGAAAGCACTATTTAACATAAATAGCCAAACTCGGCACCTTATGTTCTGTCTTTTGCAATGCGATCGCCCGTTGTTTTCTCAGTTGTTCTAAGTACGGAGAAACCAAAAACGTTTCTTGTTTTGTTTTGGCGATGTCAATCATTTCTTGTAATTCTTGGATGTAAGCTCTGTTGTTCTCGATCACAAATGCGTTTGATTGACAAAGTTTCTCGTATTCTCGATCGATATCTTCATCCAACCGCTTAATTGTTGGGATTTCATCATCGTAATGGCTACGAAAGACTAACACAATTTTAGCATTAGTATCGGAAAAAACTACACTTTTACCATTTACTGATGTTTCTGATTCAAGAATCTCGAAAGCTTCAAGAATTGCGTCAGGTTCGATCGCTGAAGCTTCAAGTTTTAAACAATCAATTTTTTTGCGAAGTTCTGCAAGTCGTTTGAGATAATTCATGGTAAAATAGTTAAGAGAAAGAGAAAGAGAGATTTTGAAAAACGGCTGTAGAAAATTCTCCTACAGCCATTTTCCTGTTACCAGTCGTAGATTGAATCTATGGCTACCTCTTCAAGGGCTTCGCTAACATGTTCAGCATCATATTCGCGCAAATCATCGGAATACATAAGCTCTTCCAATTTATCGAAAGGAAGATTTTGCTTGAAGACTTTTGGTTCATTTTTGATGTACCATTCGGGTTGTTGTTCGATCGATTCAATCGTTGATTCAAACCATTTCACAAAAGCAAATTTTACTTGCTCATCTGTGAAGACTAAACAATTTTGACAATTAAAATCTTGTAGACGTTTGATCGTTGCGTCTAAATCAATCATTTTGCTGAGCGATTCCAACAAGCTTTTGTCAGAATCAGTCCAGCAAACATTTAATTTCTGTGTATTCCAGAATTCTCGTGTTAGAATGTCCATAAGTAACACCTAAAAATCCACACTCCAAAGCGAAAGCTTTGGTTTTTTCTTGAAAATCAGAAATCAGAAACGTTACTAGATTTGGTTTCTAGTAACGTTATTGTCCTTCACAGGATTAAGTTTCTGTTTCTGAGGAAATCGCAGAATTAAGGAGATAAAGCAAAGTCCCGGCACTGACAGCGGTGAAGGTTGTTGGCAAATATCCTGGGCGATCGATTATGTAGGAATCATCAGCTTGGCGATCGCATGAAATTATTTCTCCACGGGCGATCAGTTGCATGGTAAGAGCTTTGATTCTGACATGAAGAACAAGATGTGGATCAACTATCTTTTTCATGGTTTTTCTTTGGGTTTTTCTTTGGGTTTGATTTGCGGTGTACTGAATCCCCCTTTTAAAGGGGGATGGTAGTTTCACGGCTAAAACAGGCTCATTTGTTGATAAGCTGGTTCAATGATTGTGAACTTGGATTCGGCAGGAATGTACTGATAGATCAAAAGGTTGCGATCGCGTGCCATTTTGACTGTAGTCGCAGTTCCGCCACCGACACCGCATGGATCACCACTGAAAATTGCAAGACAGAGATCGGCACGTTTAATCATCCAGAGATTGCGACCTTGCATAACACCAGGACAATAACCTGGATACAAAATCACTTGTTTAGTTGCCTGGTCTAGGAGTTTCCTGTAATGCGATCGCTGATGCGGTTTCCACAATTTATCTTGGTCAGCGCAAGGAATTACCGCCGTCCATTTAAGATTGCGATCGATCAATGCTTCAGCAAAAGTTTGATCAGCACCGATCGCCATACCGCAAAGAAAATGGGTAACTCCTTGATTCACAGCCATTGTGATTAGTTTATCGATCGGAGTTCGATAAACGAACCAACGATGACCCGTTACCATTGCTGTGTGATATTCCTTCTCAAATTCAGGGAAAGTGTATTGAGTTTCGCGATTCAATCCACCCATATAATCGTCATAAAACTGGTTTCGGAACATATAACACCAAATAAAAATCAAAATCTTGAAGCGAAAGCAACAGAAAAAAAATCCCAACTTCTTAGTAGAAGTTGGGATTTTTATTTAAAATGGTCGAATTTGGTCAGCAACATACTGAATGCATCTTGCTATCATTTCAGCATGATCGCGATTGCTGATGTAGATTAGCTTTAATTTGCCGTAATCTAGATAATTATTGGCGGCATTAACTAAACATTGAAATCTGCCAGAACATCTGCGACGTTTTCTGACGGCATCCATGCCAGATTCCAAGTAAGTCGGCATGAAACTTTGAATTTCACTCCAAAGTTCTTGTCGCAGTTCTTCGATTGTGCGCCAATTGCCCCACAAGGGTGAGCAATCGAGTTCGTCATCGTTCCAATCGCTATAAGTACCTTCGCTAACATTGTAAACCGTTCTTCCAATTTGGAAAGACCGTTTTTCAGTGTCATAAATACTGCGATCGAACTTTTCAACTGTAATAGCCATGATTTTCTCCGATAATTTTCATTAACTCAAGGCGATAGCCTACCCAGCCAGAAATTCTGGATCGCTTTTGCTGTGATGTATTTAGGTATTGTTTTAGGTGAAGCATTTTTGGTTTAGGTAAAGTGTGGAATCAGCCAAAAAAAAAGACTCAACCATTTTGGATGGTTGAATCTTTTTCCCTACTTATTAGTAAGGCACATCGTCCTTATCTTTCTTATCGTTCTTGTTGAACTCCGCTTTTCGTTGATAAGTTTCCTCGCGAATTTGCATCAATTCATCAATCGTGTAACCAAGGGAGACTATAAGTTTTTCAACTCCCTTAAGATCAAATTTTTGAACTTCGTGTTCTTTCCATTCATCGTTAAATTGCGAATAACCGTTAAAGGCATCTTGACCTTTGAGATTATTCGCAATTTTGTAAGCTTCCCAAGCCAACAAACGCAATCCATCACGCAATTCAGATGCGCGTTTTTCCGACTTAGATGGGATGATAATAGCCATGATTGCCACCAATAAATGTCATAAACTCAAGGCGATAGCCAACCTCTTAAAAAAAGAAACCTACCACACTTTGACAGCAGGTTTCTTTACTAATTTTATAGATCTTTCTTCACAATCAGTGCGACGCAAAAATCAACACTCAGACCACGGACTTTCAGCTCTAACGGAAAACCTTTTACTCGTTTGGATGAACGTGGTTCTTGTTCGTTTTTGTGGAAATATCCGCCAGAACTTGTGACTATTTCCTTGACTTTTTTACTTTCACTGAGCGATCGTACACCGATGTATGTGATAAAACTCTCAAATCCTGAACTTATCTCTGGCATTTCTTGCCAATTCCAAATATTCGAGAATGTCCCTACGATGGTTATGCGATCGCTAAGTTCCACAACGAGATAATTCCCGTGAGGTGAACTTTCGATAACCTTGCCTTCAATCTCCGCAAACATGATGTTTTTCATTTTTTTCTCCTGGTTTTCTTGGGTTTTGTGAAACTATCCAAATCGAATAGTTCTAGTTGTTTACCTGTCGCACAGATTTTGACTCTCGTTGATGGTTCAATCAACGACGCTTCAATCAACGACGGTGCGTTAACGCAGTCCTCGGAGAGGATCGATGGCGGTTCGATATCGAAAAGTTTTACTACTCGTGAAATGGATTTTTTCTCACCAAGTAAGACTTTAATTTCTCTAACTTGGTAATCAGTGAATTTGATTTGTGGTAATTGACATCCTTTTGCCTGTTTTCCATTGGAAGTCATATCAGAGATATTATCTTTGGGAGTTACTAGGAAAAGATGCTTGGGATAACGTGGTTTATGCACTGGTTTGCCGTTATGTTGCTGTATTAAACATCAAAACTCAAAAGCGAAAGCAATATCCAAAAATCCAAAATCACTAATTTGTTTCTCTGTTTCTCAGTAACAAAAACTGTTTCTGATTGTTATGGTGTTTCTGAAGCGGTGCGCTGAGTCTTGCACTGAGTGAAGTCGAAGCGTTATGAATCCTCAGTAATCCTCAGTAACGTGTTGCATGCGATCGAACCTTAACTTAAACTTAAACTTAAACTCAAACTCAAAATCAAAATCAAAATCAAAATCAAATCAAATACTCACTAAAATCAAACACTAAAATCAAACAAACCCAGTAAAAATTAACTCAACTTCCCCCGTCTATAAAGCCACTAAATTAGCAGGTTTTACCTATAATCTTACTAAATAACTAACTAACTACATAAAACGATCGCACAGAAACAATCTTACTAAATCCACTAAATTCAATCTCTTCATTATCTTCATCTATCATCTCCCTTCATCTTCCCTTCATCTTCCCTTCACCATTAGCGTAGCCCGTAAGACAAATTTACTTTCGTTAGCGTAGCCCTCGTAGAGGATTAAACCGTTGTACAACAGTTCGATCGAGCCGTTGTACTCGATCGAACTGTTGTACTCGATCGAACCGTTGCATTTGATCGAACCGTTGCATTTGTTAGCGTAGTTCTCGTGGATCAAACCGTTGCATTCAATCGAACCTTAACTTAAACTACTCCATCCACTTCTTGTCTGATGTCAAATATACCCTAGCTTTTCCGCCCATTATTTTACTCCTAAACTATTTTTGGTTTTTCCACGGTGTAAAAATCTGAGAATCTTCAAACAATTCTTGGGGACTAATTGCCGAATTGGGTCGCGAGAGAATCCCTCTGTCCCGGTAAATCGGTTGCTCATCCAACGCATAAGCCACCAACTCGCTACAAACCCATTTGTCAGATTCCTGAAGAATCTCCGCAATTTTGTCCTCGAACTTGCCTCGAAATATTCGAGCAAGTATCCGACCCGCCAAACTTCCTGATAAAGCTTGGGTAAGAATTGCTCCAAAATCGTACTGTTTCCCCACTTCTCCTAAAGCAGTTAGTGCGATCGCATCCCCAATCTTTTCTGTAAAATCTATAGGTTTCCGAAAGAATATCTGACATTCTGGGTCATCAAAGTATTTTTTTAATGATGACTTTTCCACTGAATTATTTGTTGTATCTGCCTCAATACACGTATTTTCATCCAAAACAATAAATGCGTGTGTTACGTGGATATCGTTCATTAGATTCCATCCAGTAAAATAAGCTATCCCGAGCGAGACTATGCTACTATCTCTGTTCGTAAATCCTATATAACCTGGCTTGTAATTTGAACCGTAAACTGGATCGAGATCATGCGCTTCTGTGACAATTAACATCTTTTTGCTTTATAGTAGGACGATCCTTTGCAATCCTGAGCCTTCTCCTGAGCCTTGCGTTAGCGATAGATTCGATGGCGTAGCCCTCAAAGAGGATGGATGTGACTGGAGTATTGTATTTTAATTTAGCATATCCCTTGCGGGTTTTAGAAACATCTGTTAAACTAAAAATATATCAAGGAGAGAACTCACTAATGCCTACAGATGTTTCGCAACGCTCAACAAAAAAAGCGGAAAAAGCTAGACTAGCAGCAGCTAAAAAAGCGATGATAGCAAATCATAAAGCTGCTATAGTGTTTGTAAAAAACCTATGGAAAGTACGAATTGAAACAGCTACGGCTAGTCTTAAAAAAGTACGAGCCGATGCAAAAACTGGCTTAGCTAACCAAATCAAAAGTAACAAAAGTGAACTAGCATCACTTAAATAAAATTGGTTATACTGTAGTCAAATCCATTACCGCATTTACGAAACTTACGGAGACTTTGTATGAGTATTGTTCAAGCTCGATTACGCCAAAAATCAGAAAAAAGTGCCCTGGCTTCAGCCCAAGCAGACCAAAAGAAGAACCTAGATAACGTGTGGAAAGGTGAACTTAAAACCGTTATGTTTGCTCGAAAAGAAGCTTTGAATAGGTTGACTACTGGTTCAGGTTGGAGCAAAAAATCTGCTTCTCAAAAGAGTTCAGAAAAAGGGGCAATGACGCGATCGTATGCAAGCAACATCGCCGACGTTAAATCACAAACCAAATCCGCCAAAGCCTCACTGTCAGCACAACACAAATCTGCTAAGGCTAGTATGTCCTCAAGGCATAAGTCGGAATTGGCTAGTTTTAAGAAACGTTGATTCTTAAATATTTCACTATTAGAACACGTTTGTTCTGAAGTATCAAATGAAGGATAAAACGCATTATGTCCTATGTAACACAGTTACGCACTCGCCAAGCTCAAGAAAAAGCACGATTGATTCAATCTCAGAAAGAACTGAAAGTTTCGGTAGCTACGATGGTATCCTCTGCCAAGGCTCAGCGAACTAGAGAAAAAAAAAGTTTAGCGGATGCTCACAAATCGAGACTAGCGGGAATTAAAGATAAATCCGATCGCGCGATTGCCAAGAATAATTATGCAAGTCAAAAATCCGCAATGGTTGCTCGACATAAAAGAGAGACAGAACAGTGGGCTAGTTATAAGAAAGTTCAGGCACAAGGATGGAGAGTAGACAAGGAAAATCTGGCAGCTAAACACAAAAATGATTTGGCTTATGCTATAAAAGCCGAAAAAGCCAAGCCCAAACCTAAAAAATAAACGCTTCGGCTTCAGTATTGGTACCATCTTCCATTCAAGTTCAATGAGGAAAAACCATGACAGCGATCGCACAACTTCGAGCTAGTCACAAAACACAAAAAACGGCTTTAGCAACCGCTCAGAAAACTCAGAAAGATACACTCAACAAAGCGTGGACGAGTAATATTGCTAGTTCACGCACAGCAGCAAAAACTGCCAAAGCTTCTATGGCTTCACAGCATACTAAACAAAAGGAATCCGTAAAAGATAAAACACAGAAGGCTAATTTAGTAATTGCTCAGAAACAACAGAAAAATGCACTCAAAACTACATGGGCAAATCATTTGACCACCACCAGAGCAAATGCAAAAACTGCCAAAGCTTCTATGGCTTCACAGCACAAACAAGCAAAATCTAATATGGCATCTCGACATAAAACTGAAATAGCAAATGTTCCAAAACCTACAAAACCTACAAAACCCCGTGGTGGTAGTTCTAGTTTTGAGTTGGGGTGGAATCCAAATACTTCTTCAGACTCTTCAGGTTCTTCAGGTTCTAATTCAGTAGGCGGTTCAGGTTCTTTTGGTACTTTAACAATACCTAAACCTTTGACTAATAGTTCTTTTGGTACTTTAACAATACCTAAACCTTTGACTAATAGTTCTTTTGGTACTTTAACAATACCTAAAAGTCTTTAAATTACTGGCACTTTCCTCTACACTTCGAATCCGTCGAAGTGTAGACTACAAAACCTTTCACTAAATTATGACAATTGCATCAGTTAGAGCAAGACACGTAACAGAAAAGGCTAACTTAACATCGAACCAGGCAAACCAGAAAAAGCAACTGAATGATTTGTGGACTCGTGAGCTTAGACTTGTTACAGAAGAGAAGGCACGACGAGCCCCTCTATTAACAAACTCACATGGTTATAAGTGGATGAGTTCTGCTGATAAGAGAATTACAAAAGCGAACTTTAACAACGATTACAAAGTCCGAATCTCAAACATTAAAGAGCGTGCAAAATCTGCCAAGGCTACACTATCAGCTAACCACAAATCTGCCAAGGCTACACTATCAGCTAAGCACAAATCAGAAATAGCAAACTTTAGAACTAAGAAAAAATAACAGTTGTTAGTGCGTAGTCGTTAGCGAAACAATCTGTTAGCGAAGCGAAGAGGAAAGAAATTGTGGAATTAAAATGTGTTGATTTTTTTGCGGGTATCGGAGCTTGGGAATTAGCGGGTAGTTTGGTCAATCCTATTTCACGGATAAAGTTTCGGACGATCGAACTCATTGAAATTAATCCACAGGCTCAGCGGGTTTTACAATCACACTTTCCAGAAATCCCAATCCATTCTGATGTGCGATCGTACATTCCAACTAAAAATCAAGCCGATTTATTTTTAATTTCATTTCCTTGTACAGGCACATCTGCTGCTGGGAAAAAGACAGGGCTAAAACATGAAGAGTCAGAATTATGGTTTGAAGCGCTCCGATGTATCATCATCGGTAGACCAGGTTTTGTGGTTGTG